AAAATAAATAATTTTATAAATTTTTTATAGAATATTTTGCACTAAAAAAGGCAGCCCTTTCGAACTGCCCTGACAAACTTTAAACCAAACTTACAAACTAAATTAAACCATTATCTTGCATGTATTTCAATCGCGCTGGATGAATACCGCTTTTTGTTTTTTCATCTATTTCAAAACTTTTTGTTTGACCGCCGTTACTTTGTTTTTCGAAATTATATTCAGCTGCAATAATTTCAAATAACGTTTCGTACTTTAGGTTTTCCGTTGGCTTAGATGGATGCTTTACGCGGTTACCATCTTTGTTAACCCATATGTTAGAATCGCCATCAATTTCAAAATCAAAACCGCGTTCACGAATTTCAGCTTCTAAAATGGCCCTCATTTCTTTAGGCGCTAAACGTGCATTTTTTACAGATTCAACTAATGATCCGCGGACCTTATCTATTTGCTGATTTTTAATGTAGCTTTGAAATTTACCTTGTTCTTCTTTAATAGCTTGTTGCATTAGCATTTCTTTTTCATTTAGCTTTGCATTTGCTAATTCAAGTTGTTGCGTTAGCTGTTGAAGTTTTTGAGCATCAGCAGATGTGTATTCTTGCTTTAGCTTTTCCAACGTTTCTAATTGGCTATTCTTTAAATCAGAAACAATAGTTTTAAACCTATCTTTTTTGTCTATTCCTTCATATTTTTTTAGGTCAATAGCAAAAGCATCAGCAATTTGCTTTTCTGTTTTTGCGTATGCAGCGCCAAATAATTCAGCGCTTTTAGCTTCTTCAATCTGTTTGCCTAAACGTTCCTGTACAGTACGTTCAAGTTTAGATACATAACCTGTTACGGCATCGTCAATGTTAATTTCGTTGTTTTCAATTTTGCTTAGTGTTTCATTATCGAAACCAAGCTTTTCTACTACTGATTTTAAGAATTCCATGTGTTAAAATTTATTAAGAAAATAATACTTTTTTAAAGTCTTCAAGTTTAATCTGTAATGGTATTTCATAACCACCTTTTAAAATAACCTTAGTAAATGGTTCATTAGTATCAATATAAAATGATTGATAAAAAGCTGCAACTTCATCAAGGTCAATAATGCACGTTTCTTCATATTCATTTATCATATCTGTTTCGTCAACACCTTCAATAATTCGCTTTGTTATTTCTTCTTTTAGCTTTGAAGCCTGAATGTAATCTTCATTTTTTACAGCATCATCAAAATCATTTTGTAGTTCTTTAATGCTTTTTTCTTCATCTCCTTCGAGCATAATAATGAATTGGGCAAATCTTGGCATATTATCTACGTTTATTTGCGCAGCCGCAGCCGCGTTTAGGTGGTGTAATAGTTCTTTGAATAGGTTGCGCTGGTTCTGATACGTGAATAGTACCGAGATAGTTATAATTACCTGTTTGCTGTTCGGTGTACCATTGCGCGGGCGTGAATTGGTATTCAGTACCGTTTGTTTTATGCTTTGCTTTTATTACTAACATGCTATAATTCTATTAGTGTAAAGTTAATAAGTTGATTAAGCTTAAATATTTTGATAGCTTCGAACCATCGTGCATCAGGAACAACTAAACAACCAGCTGACCAACTATCAACAGCATGACCGATGCCGCCACGATGAAAGTTGATGCCGTACCAACCTTTAGTTTTAACTGTTTTATCTAACTTGCGGTCACGTGTATTATCGCGGAAAATTTCTATTGCACCCGCTTGAAAAAAGTAAGGCGCATTTAACCAAAGGTGTTTCCAATCACGTGCAGTAACAAATTTATGAGATGCTATCACTTGCTGCTCACATGCAACCGCGCTACCTGTAATGCCGCCAACAGTAAGCGGATTAAATACAATGAAATCGCCGGGTGTTGTGCTACATGGTAAAATCATATCGGCGATGCGGTTATTAAACCTGATGCAGTAATCAGAAAACTTATTATCGAATGTTTGGTCTGTTCGTACCCAAACTAAATCATTTACAGGCTTAACCCAACCACGAATGTTCATTTCGGCATCAATCCATTGCTTAGCACCTGTAAGTGTTAAGGGCCCAACTATGCCATCAATGGCACCGCTATAATAACCGCGTTCTTTAAGAAGTTTTTGAAAGTTTTTCATGTGTTATTTTTTAATATAGTTTTGTGATCGTACCGGGTAAGCAATGTGCCTACAATTAAAACCGCCGCGATTCTGACAAAAGTTTTCAGGCGTTGTATCGGGTATCATACCTGTACCGTTATTATCAGCCCAATCTATTTCATCTTGCAAATCTTCAAATAATATCAAACCTAATTTGCCGTTTTTATCTTCATTAACCCACCGTTCACATTGTGCGCGGCTATCTTTAACAATAGAACCAACGTAAAGCAAAGCATCCATCTTATAAGACTTTCGTACCGCTTCATTAACCACACCATCATATTGTAATAACGCGTCACGTGAGGCCTGTAAACTAATTCTTTTTAATACGCCTTGCCGCGCTTCAGTTGTTGTTAATTGGCCTGCAATAGAAGTTACAACATCTGTTAAACTGCTGCCCTGATTTACTGCAATTAGCAATTCATTTTTAAGCGGGTTTATTAGATTTACGTTTAAGCCTTGGCCCTGCATTGCCGCAATAACATTATTAACAGCATATCTTCTAAATGGATTCAAAAAACTTTTTGTTATATCAATGCCGTTTAATTCTTGTTGCGCAAGCTGTGTATTAGCGCCAATTTCGTCAAAGTTTTCTAAAAAAGCCGAAACCATTACATTATAACCAGCCTTTTCTAAAAACCTATTTATTGCTGTTTTAAACGAACTTAAACGCGCTATGTTTTCTTTAGACCTTACTAAATTGCCCGATGTAGTTCTAAACTTATTTATCCAATCAACAACTTGTTTTACAAATTTCGGTTCTACTTTATTAAACCGCTTTTGTAAAATTTCTAATGCTTTGTCGTTAATTCGTTCGGGTTTATTGAAATCCATTAGTTATTATCTTCGTCGTTATCGTCGTTATTATCTTCGTCATTATCTGAGTTATCTGAATTATTAAATTCATCCATATTAACTTCGGGAATTACATTACTTGCAACAGCATCAAAACGTGGTGCTAACTTTGCATCAATAGCATTTTTAATAGCTGTGTAATCATTATTCATAATATCAAAGCCTTCATCGTAATACAATTCTGTAACAGCATCAAAAACAAACTGCGCGCTTATTGCATCCTTTTCTGTTATTTGGCCCGATGCTAACAAATTTACGCGTTCATCTACCGTATAAAGATAAGCACTATTATACATTGCGCAAATGGTAGCTATTTGGCGCGCTATTGCATCAGAATTGTAACGGCGATCAACATAGCTAATATAACTTTCGTAACGTATAGCAGTCGGCAAACCTTTTTGCGATAGTGCAAATTCTGCCATCAATTCTGTTTCGGTTTTAAGGTCAAAACTGATAGGCGGGTTTACCATTATTGCACTTTCGGTATCCATAAACACAATGGCCTGAATAATACGTAAAACATCCTTATAACGCGCATAAACATCATCGCTAATTTTACCTACTTCAATATATTCTGGTTCGCGGTCTAATTCTTTAGCCACGCCCGATTGTGCAGCTTTTAAACTACGGTTAATGTTTAGCACTTGTTCGGCTTTTCCTAACGCCTCAGAAGCTACTTTGTTAGTTTCTTGAATAGTTGAAACATCAGGGCTATAATATCTTATCGGTTCAACTTGCTGTTTATCATTATCTCCAAACTTAGATGTAGTAGGATTTAAGTTATACGCTGCCAATGGCGTAATGCTTAGCACTTTGCCGTGCCCGTGACAAGTTTTACAAGTTATGCTATTATCGTAGTTATTTGGGTCTGGTACGCGGCCCACACCATTACAGCTATTACAATCAACCCCTTCAACAAATTTAATAGGGAAGCATGTCGCAAGCATAACCGATTTATGCTGATTGTCAAATATAGCAGCATCATTAAGATACGGTATTGCAGGGCTAAAATCAGACTTATAAATTTTAAACGTATTGCCATAAGAATCATATTTAGGTACAACGCGACCGCCTAAAGTTACCCACGGCATTACACCGCTGTTGTGTTCATAGATAACCTCAAACATTGTTTTGTCACCATAGCTACGGGCCTGCGCATAAAACATATCTGTAACAATATGATAATAAAGCGGATTTTCAATGCCTAAAGTTGAATATTTATTTTTGCTTATGCCTTTATAAATTAGTAGTCTGTATTCAGGGTCATTAAAAATAATCCTATCAGACTGAATTACTTTCATATCTACATTAACGCGCACGTTATCGGTTTCAATACCTTCTCCTTTAGGTTCGATAAGTAAAACGGCGTTCGGATCAAGTACGCGATTGGGAATAAAAACAGAAAATACAAAAGACTGCAAAGTATTTTCGCCAAACTTTTCATTTTCTGCAAATTGTTGCATGTCCATATTTTCAAACCTAACAGAATGCTTAGCTGAACTTAGAAGCCTATGCAGTTCGGTTATTGCCTTAACCAATGGCGATTCTGTTTTAGGCTGATATGTATTTTTACGATAGTTTAATATCTGTTCATCTTCATTTGGAAATGCTTTATCTAACGCAGGCGGCACTTCACCGTAGAAGTGAGGCTTAATGCTTTCATAAATACGCTTCCAATCCGCTTTGAATGGGTGTACAGGCGGATTTAGTATTGTAGCATTTACAGTATTTAAAAATTCGTAAAACTGTTCTATGTTCATTCTATTTGATTTTAAATAGGGCGGCTACATTATATAACCGCCCTTATAAATACTATGGTGTAATTGTAATTACAAGTGAACCAGTTACGCCCGAAGCATCATTAGCTGTAGCAATTACAGTAACAGTACCCGGTGCAGTAGCAGTAAGCAAACCACCACTGCTAATAGTTGCCGTACCTGTGCCGTTAACAACCGACCAAGTAACAGTAGCATCAGTAGCGTTTACAGGTAATACAGCTGCAAGCATTTGCAATGTAGAACCATCAGCAACAGTTGTTACGTTACCTGTGCCTGTTACAACAATTGAAGTTACCCAACAAACGTTATAAGGTAGTGTTAGCAAGAAGTCTAAAGACAATTGGCTAAATGTACCAAGCTGTTCATTGTATCTAAATTCAACGGTCCAGTAAGCATCATCTTCATCAGTTTCAGCAATCTGATAAAAAGGTCTAACAGTTACGTTTGAATACCAACCTAAGAATCTACCATCGCAAGTTACAAAACCAAATTCATAACCAGCAGCTTTAGCAGGATTTGATAGGAAATTGTAAAGCGCATCAATAGTAAATGTAAGATCATTTTCAGCATCAGTTAGTGAAACAACACGCGACTGCTTTACTACCTCCTCCTGACCGCAGCTACCACGCTTTTTAGTAGTAAATTCAGGTGCAGGCAAACCACCGCTAATACGTGAACCGTTAACGCGGCCAAAAACGTTTTTATCAGCTATTGCAGTTTCCCATTCAGTAGAATCTGTAATATCGGAAAATTCGTAGTTACATTTTTTTGCAAACCAACCAGCAATACCACCGCTGTATACAGTAGAATCGCACGGGTCACAAAGGTAGTTAGGGGCGTTATCCTCGTCTATGCAAGGCGGGCAAACACCGAACGCGCCCAAAAACCCATTTATAAAAGAAATATTCATATTTTTTGTTTTTAAATATTTGTAAATGAATTACGACCTCATCTACATTGTTTGTTATCTAATCGACATCTTTTGTCAAATGTCAGGTCTAACAAAAACATACGGTTATCTTCAGGTTTAGAATCATATCTAAAGTTTTGATACTGCACACCATCAACAGTTACGTAATTGCCTCTCACAGCTTGTTGTAACATTTTAATGTAAAACGGTGGCACCGCGCCCGAAATAATGCCGTAATTTTCTGTTATATCTTTACTAATAACTACATTTCTGTCATTTTCTGTTATCGCTTCAGTATCGCCAAAAAACTCAACAGTTCCAAATATACGAAGCGAATTGTAAAACGGTGTATTGTTAGAACCTAAATAGTTAGTTAAAGTTCCGTAAAAATTACCGTTACAATCATAATTTGCATAAGTACTATAAATTAGTGAAGTATCGTTTAAGTTGCCGCAGCCTTCGACCTTTTTATAGTATTCTGTATAAAGCCTTTTATCAATTTCAGGTTCTAAAGTTATCTGATTTATTTTGTAGTAATCAATGTACAATCTAAAGCAATCCAAATCAGCTGGGAACAAACCTGTATTAACAAACCACGTTTGAATGCTGCCCGTTGAAAGGCTTTGACCTACATGGTAACTATCTGAAAAATCATCAATAAATTCTGATACTAAGTTACCGCAACAATCATATAAACTAACTACAACATAATGTGATGTACTTGTACTTGTTTGAAAGCCTGCTACCAAAACGCTGTTAGGCTGATTATAATTATCAGTAACCTGTGTTTGAAATGGTATAATATCGCCTTCAACATACGGAATATAAAACGGCAAATCAGAACCGCATAAATTACAGTTCCATGCATCAGTTTCGTTTTGCATAAAATTAGGCGGCAAAACAGGGCAGGCATACCGAATCGGTACGGGCTGCCTAAATGAATATGTCCTACTAATTTCGGGCGTATATGAAACAGAATAATTTACTAACATATATTCGCAAAGATACAAATAAAAATTAAATTAAAAAATTTTATCCTAAATCGCTACATTTATAGTTATTGTCAAAAGTTACAATAGGTATTAAACTTGGCGCAGGTATTGGAACTGATATTAAAATTTCGTGTCTTATTGTGTGTGGCCCTGTGCCCGGGTCGAAGTCAGCATCAACAATAAACCTATAATAAGCTATTGGAATTGTATCGCTAATCTTTATTGCTGTTACAATATTGCCCGCGTAACTTAAAACGCCTACAGGGCTATTAGCATTATCAACAAAGTTATTTTGAACTATATTTATACCACCTACATAATCGGGATGTGCTAATATTTCAGCTATAACCGCGGTTGGATCACCTGTAATTGTCCACAAAGGTAACACACCAACAGTTCTATAAGTTGAAGTTGAAGTAAGCGCAACCAAACCAATAGGGCAATAATCTGGCACTTGCTGATATGCAATACCTGTTACCCAATAGCGCTGCCCTTGTGTTAGTTGTTGAACGTTTATTTTAAAAATAGCTTCATTCGATGGCGCAAAAAAAGCATCAACATCGGCAAGTTTAGCACTTGTTAACTGTTGCATTTGTACTACAATTGGCGCCCAGCTTGATTCTTCTTCAATGGCATTATTATTAGTATCGCCTGTTTCGCTTGCAGGGTAAATAGTAGCAATAAAATTTATAGAACCTGAAAAGGATGGGTCTTTTTCTACTTGCGCTATTATTTGGTCAGCATCGCAAATGTCAATTATTTCGGTTTTGATACCTAAAATATAATCGGCTAAATCGTAAAACTTAATGCTTAATAAGTTAGGTGTTATTGCATCATTTTCGAAAACATCAACATCCAATTTTTGTACAAAATCTATTTGCGTTAATTGAGTTATGCCTGAAATTGTAGTCACCTGATTTAAACTAACAGTCCATGTAATTTCAGTAGATGTGCCTGCATATTCTTCAGCTATTCTAAAAATGCAATCTAAAACTAAATCGGTTGCATCATTTGTTACAATAGTCATATCAGCCGTTGTAATTGGCGGCGATGCTGGTATAAAGCCCTGCACTTGATTAACTACACCCGGTACGTTTGTAAGTTTACAAATAATGCCCGCTACACTCGCATCAAAAGTACCTACTAAACCAATAGCATTTAATGCGGTTACATAGCTTGCTTTATCAATTTCTAATCTTGCTTTAATACGTTGGTGTGGCGCTATTGTTAATTCGTTGCCGCTATATTCTGTATTGTAAGTACTAAGATAACCTGTAATAGTTGGTATTGCAGGCGGCGTGTAAGTAGCTGTTAAAAGCGGGCTTAGATGTGATGTTACATATTCAGGATTAACGTTGTCATGAATGTTTACTACTATATAATATTGTCCGTTTAGTTGAAGCTGTGTTCCATCAATAACAAATTGTACTTCTATATCATCGGCAACAGGTACGTTTTCAAACCAATCCGATGGCGAATAAATAGCGCCGTTTAGTTGACCGCTGCCCGGTGTTGCCTGTGGTATTAAAGCATCTGATAATGATAAGTCAGTTACAAAATTAACATTATTTGCAGCTGTATCAACTCTAAAAAGCAATATCCGAACATCAGTAATAGCAGGATTTGCAACAGATCCGTTATAAGCTTCACCCCTTAATAATATCCTTACAGAATTGTCTTCACCTACTGCTAACTGATTGCTTGCTATTGTAAAAATTGCGTTTGGTGGCGTTGATGTATTTGGTTGTGCAGCTGTTGCCGTTACATTAGTTAATAGTGGCAAACTTGCGGCTGTTTGTGATGCGGAACTAATTTCAAGTTCTTTAATATATCGCATCAATAAACTATACCCACCATAATCAGAATTGTACCAACGTGCTTCAACAAGAATGTTTACAAAATTACCACCTACAGGAGTAGTTGCATTAGCTGAAAAACCTGTAGAATCAAATATTCTGCAAGCTAAACTTAAATTTTTTGTTTGATTGTAAACAACTTGACCTGTATTATTAGGTACACCTAAAGCACTTGAAGCTAAAAATCTATTGACATTTGAATTAGATGAATTGCCAAATATAAAATTAGTAGTGTCATTTGTTACGTAAAATTCAAATACTACTGTTGCTTCATCATGCGGTGGAGCATTCTTTGACATTTCACAATAGATATTTTGTAATGTCGGAATAGCAACGTTTAAAACAGCTTGTTGTGGTGTTGTGCTTAATGGATTTAATGTTTGATAGCCAAAATCAAAAGCGTTTGTTTGATTTGATAAAACATAAAGCCCCGGGTTAAATCTTAGCTGTTTATTTAAAAAGCTATTTGCGCCCGAACTATTTATTGTAAAAGTTAGACGAACTTTAATGCCTATTGCTAAACCTTCAACAGGAACAGCTGGTATTGTTGCAGCCGTAAACGTTGCAATGTTATATAAAACATTTCCGCTGCTGTCGATGCAATCTAATTGTATATTATCGTAAGTATAAGACATTAAATTAAGCCTTGAATAGTTAATGAATTATTATTTGTATCGTAGGTTATTTCAGTTATTTGTACCTGACCTTGTGAAGTTGTAACGTATTTATCAATATCTAAAGTTGTAAGTAAATCACAATCAGCTGTAATTGATATTGTAACTTTGCGCGTTTTGACAGATGTTAAACGCGGGTCATCAATAAAAAATAGTTTTTGATAGGCGGTGTCGTATGATTGGCCGTTGCCAGCTACAAACGGCAATTCTTTAACGTACCATTTATAATTATATGCGCGTTTTCCATTAGGCATTAAAACAACGTCTGGAATACCAAAACCACGCTGAAAATTACCTGCGCTTATGTTTTGATTTACAACTTCACGCAAATTTATAAGTTTAGGAAATGCAGATACGCCCTTTTCTAAAAACATTGCTACTTCATTTTCGGGCGATTGTACAAACGGATAAAAGCTTACATAAAAAGGTTTATCAACTGGATTAACATCAGGCGCATTTGCATCAAATCTAAATTGTGTTGCTGAAAATGTAAATGTTTTACTAAACAATCCTACTTGCTGTGGATTATTGCCTGCATTCCAATCTATAACGCGGTCAGTCCAACGGCGAGCAACTTCATCACCGCTATTATCTACACCATCTTTAGGGTATTCATATTCAGCATAAGCCGCAGGGCGTTCACCTAATGATTCATAGCAAATAGATAATAACTGATTAGGTTGTAAGTTATCAGTATTAAACCATTCAACACCAACAAAATAATCTTTGCGTTCAATTTGTAAAACGCCGTTCACTACACGCCAATCTATATTAAATTGTTTTAGTTCATCTAAAAATTGAATGCCGTTTAAGTTTGGTTTATTATCAAAATATGCACGATTATCATTTAAATCACTATTACCATCGTTTCTTGGACCGGGCACAAAACCAATATCCATTCTAACGGTATTATGATAATAACCGCCCACATCAAATAAGCTACTTTGATAAGCTAACCCACAGCGCTTACATAAGTTTCTAAATTGGCTATCTAAAAATGGCGCTATATGTCGGCGGCCACAACCAACTATAAAATTAGATAGGTTTTCAAATATGTTAGGATTTACAATTGAAAGAAATAATAAAATAGGCGCTGATACTAAAAAAATAAAAATGCCTATTATCATTATTGCTTCTTGTGTTGCACTTGGTTTTAGGTCATTGCAATAATACATGTTAGGCGCAAATCTAAACTCATCAATACCTAATGTAAATTGGTTATTTACCGTGTTTGGCCTTAAAGTATCCCATGGAAAATTATTTTTTAAACACCGAATAGCTAAAGCATCTACACTATTATCTACTACGGTAACTTGCGCTTCACATGTCGGAAAGGTACACCAACGCACAGAACCGCCTTCAATTTTGCCAGTAAATAATAACCTATCTGAACCATCAGGATTTAAACAGCATGTATCATAAATCAGTACATCAATGGCTGCAATATTTGGATTAGGCGCGTTTATTATTTGTTGCCTAACATATTCGTATGTATCGCCAACAACAGTTAATTCAGGGGCAAAACTAAACGCAGAATCGCCCGCTTCATCTTTACGGCGAAAAACAAAACTTGCAGATTCGGTACCGTTGAAGTTGTCAAGGTCTTGCGGTATGCCATCAAAAAATATTAGTAAGCCGTTCATTTAAATATTAAATATGTTAACGCGCCCAAAGATACACTAATAAACGCGTAAGTTGTTATTTTCCACACTTTTTTAAGACGTGTTTGTTTCTTCAATTGTTTTGTGTAATCATTGCAGATAATTGCGTCACGTTCATAGCTTTTGATCACAGCATCTTTTAATAATAGCATGTCGCTTTGTGTTTGATGCTGTACTTTCATTGCCTTAATAACAGATTCAGCACTATATAATATACTATCACAATCAACGGCCCTATTAACGCATTCGCCGTATGCAATTTTATAGGCATCCAAACTATCAAAACGCGCAGCTATATATTCAGCATAGTCGCGGCTAATTAAAAAACCGTTATCGACCTTTGTAATCTGACATGAGGCGGCTAATGAGCAAAGTGTCAGAAGCATTATCGTAATTAACAATCGGTACTTTAATAATCTTAATTCTGGATAGGTCATATCTAAACTGTTTTATTTGTTTGTCTAATGTAGTCTGCATCGTATCTATATGCGCTTGTAAGCTATCTGATTTTGTCACAAATTTAGCATATATTTGGGACAAACTGTCACGGGTTCGCTGTTCGTTTTTCTGTATCTGTTTCTGTAGCTTGTTGCTATTGTCAATTGTAACATAAAGCAAAACAGAAACTAAAACAATAACAGTTATAATTAAATATTTCATTTCTTTACTAAATTTAAAGCAATTGCAACCGCTTGTTCTTGCGGTTTGCCTTCAGCTATCAAAGTTCTAATGTTTTTTGAAATACATTTGTTATCACTGGGTAAGCATTTAATTAGTGGCATAGCATTATAATGTTTAAATGTTTATACAAAATTATGTTATTTTGACCAATTACGCGAGAAGTTTTTACGCGCCTGTCTTTGTTCAACAATTTTAAATATACCGTTTGCATTCGCGCTAACTGTTGTACGCGGCATGTATTTAGGCAGTTCGGTTAAAACATTTTCAATACGTTCTAATCTGTTTTCTAATCCGCCGTATGTTTGGGCCACGTTCACAAATATAGATTTTTGCCCTAATTCAGAACTAAGGCTAACATTATCGCCAAATGCACCTAAAGCGTTTTTAATGCCGCCTTGCTGATATGCTTTAGAAAATGTATTTAGCACATCCGCTGGTATTCTGTTATTATGTACGGCGCTAAGTACATCCCAATACTTATTATTTGTGTCGGTTGTAATTACGCGTTCACCTTCGTTTAGCATCGCAGGTATTGTATCGCGGCCTGCTTTATTGTTGCCGCGTTCTAAGTATTCAACACCCTTATAAAACGCGTTACCAGCAGCTGCACGTGCTTGTGCTAAACCTGCAATAAGTGACGCAATAGTTAAACCAACTGTTATAGCTGATGCAAAACCTCCACCTTCAATCAATGCTTTTGATATTGCAATTGATGCGTTAATAGCTATCTGAACCTGTGCTAATGTTTTTTCACGTTCAACAGCTCGTGCCCTTTCAGCTTCCAACTTTTCTAAACGTTCTTTTTCAATTTCCAATTGGCGCGCGTTAAAATCTTCACTATTAGAACGAATCTCATCTAATGCTGATTTGCTTTTATCTATTGCTTTATCAAGACCACTAATGTAGGCTTGAACCTGAGCGTTAAGAACTGAAAAAACAGAATCAGAAACACCTGTAATTACTTGACCTATTTGTTCAATAAGTTTTTTAGGGTCAGGCGGTTCAATGCCATCGCCAATGCTTTTACCAGCTTCTTCTAATTGTAATTTTAAATCAGCTATTTGTTTATTTAATGATGCGAGTGTACCCGGGTCAATAAAATCTTTAGATGCTTCTTTTATCTTTTCTAAAAATTCTATACGCAAATTTAGAATATCAATATTAGCTTTGCTTTCAATATCTTTTCTTTTCTTATTATAGCTTTCATCTATTTTAGCTTGCAGTTCAGCGTTACCTGTTGCAGCTGCTAATTCTTGATTACGCTGTTCTTCTAAAAATAATAAATCTTGTGCTAATTGTGTATTTCTATTATCTTCCCTATATTTTAAACCAGCTTGTAAATTTGTTTCGAGGTCTTCAATTTCTTTTTGAAAACGTTCTAAGCTAATTTCATTTAAATATTTTTCTTCGGCTGCCCTACGTTCTTCTAATGCTTTTTCATCAGCTAATCTTTTTTCTTCTAAAAATGCTTCGTATTCTTTATTTAGGTCATCTAAAAATACTTTTTCTTCAATTAAATATTGTTGCCTTTGCTCTTCTTTTTGTTCAAGTTCTTCTCTTAAAAACCTTTTATTTAAATCCTCAAGTTCTTTTTTAGTTTTAGCGTTAATTTCTGTTAATGGTTTTTGCGGTCTTGGTGGTCTTGGTGGTCTTGGCGTTACTTCAGTTAAACCTAATGATATTTCAAGGTCTTTTGCCGATTCATTTATTTTTTTAACTTCTTCTTTAAATTCTTTATCTATATTTTGTAAATTCTTTTTTGCTGCTTTAAAATTATTTATTGCGCGTACTTGGTCATCTGAAGTTGGTGTTGAAAATACTAATTCACCATCTTTATCTCTACTAAGTATACCAACTCCTGAAGCATCTAAATCTTCTTGTGCCTTTTTTTGTCTTGCTAAAGCTGCAATTCTATCTTGTAATAATTTACCTGTAGCCGCTTCTAATGCATTCGTTTTAGCTTGGGTTACAGCTTTTCTTATCAATGCGTTATTAACTAAATCATATGCCGCTGCAATTTCTTCAGCTGTTGATGCTTCAGTTAATAAGTTAGGTAAATAATCGCCGTATTGCTCATTTATTTGATTAATAATTGCGCTACGTTCACTACCTTTAACATTAGCATCATTTAGTGATGTAAATAAATCATCTAATGCTACTTTTTCTTTAGCATAAGACTCAACAGCTGATTTAGATGCTTCGTTAAATGCAGTTTGTGCTTTTGTTGCACCAAAAATATAATCAATTACAGTAGGTAGTACAGTAAGCAATAATCCAAACGGATTTAAACCGCCTAACATTCTAAATACATTACCCAACATCATACCAGCGCGACGCAAACCATTTATATTACGCGCACCTTGAAGTAACGAACCTGCAAAACTTTTCTGCTGTGTTGCCGCCTGCCCTGTGCTAACTGCTATCTGTTTATTTGTTGCATCTAATTGTTTGCCAACAGCTACACCAGCTTTTGATTCTGCATTAACTTGCTTTTGTGTTTTAACTAAAGTATCGCGTTTTTGATTTAGCTGTTCTACGCCTTTGGCCTCAGTATTTAACACGCCAACTAAGTTCGCCTGCGCAGATTCTAATTCATCTGCAACATCAACGCCTTCGGCCATTGCGTTATTTAGTTGGTCAATACTTTCAATAGCTGAATTTATTTCAGTCTGGAACTGCGAACCGTTAAATTCTAAACTATAAACGTCTTTAATTTCTGCCATTACTTTTTATTTATTTTTTTATTAGCCTGTTCGGCCCTATCATTGTCTTTTAATATCTGTTCTAATGCCGCGTAATAATCACGTATAACCCAAAATCTAACATTTGCCATCTGTACCGGGTCACCCTTAGTTATAATATAATCGTTTTCGCGGTTTTGTTCTTTAAGTTTTTGTAATGCGTGTTGATATGTTGCAGGTTTCTTTTTTGGTTTTGCGTTTGGTTCAATTTTGTTTAGCCTTGGAAAGTTTAATCTTTTAAAGCGCTCGAACCTTTCAATATTTGTTCTATACTGTTCAAAAAAAAAGCGCGCAGTTCATCATCTTTTTTAATTGCATCCATTTTGCGCTGCTGTGTTTCTGAATTTATAATGTAGGGGTTTTCGCCATCAATATAAAAGAAATACAAACCAGCTTCTAATAATAGATCATCTAACTTAACGCTTTTAAGCCTGTATAGAATGTCGTTTAGTTGGTCCTTAGACTTAGTATGAAATTCTTTTAGCTTATCGCGTGTCATGTTTTGCCATGGCATATCCTCAACAGTTTTTAAAATGCCGTTTAGCTTTTCAACTACTTCTGTTTTGTGAATGCCAAAATCAATTGCGGTCATTGCTTCTTCAATCCTTTGCGCACGTTCACGCGTTAAGTTTGCAGGATTTTTTAAAATATAAAAGTTATTACCAGCGCGGTCAGTAAATACTCTAGTCAATTCTATACGCTGCTTTGTAGTTTCGGGAATGTAGGTTTTAATCCACTTCTGGTAATTACTTTCGTTTTGTTCAGCCCTGTTTCGTTTTCTAAAAATCATGTGTATTTAATTTGGTTGTAAAGTTAGGGCAAAAAAAGATAAAATATTTTATAAAATTTTTATAAAATTATTTGCAGTTCTAAAAATTAGGTGTAATTTTGTATCAACAAATAAGGGAACGGAATTATTTAAACTTCAAAAAATTAAGATTATGACAACTTTAGAATTCAAAACAATCCTTAATGCTTTAAACATAGAAATTATCAAAGAAAATAATTTGATTGGTTTCAAATACGATGGCAAAAATACTTATAATTGGTTTAAAGACTTAGATGGCGATATAAAGTTTGACCATTGTTATAGTTTTAATACTGGCAAAACTATTAAAACTTGGGATTATGGATTTTCTATACTTTATTATTTATCCAAAAGATATTACAAAAAAACAGGTTTTTATACTTCAATCAACTAACCTTATCAAGGTTTTCGGTCAACCTACAAAACCGAATTTTTTAATTTTTTAAAACATCACAACATGAAAACACTACTTTTTATTTTACTATTTAGCGCCGCAGCATACGCGCAAACAGACACTATGTACTGCATTCAGATACTTAGCACACGACACCCTGAATTTATACGCGCTGAACACTTAGCGATGTGTACAATAGAACAAGCGCAAGTTGAACAAACAGATAGCCTATACAGGATTATGTTTGTTTACAACACACTTGAAGAAGCTGAAATTATGCTAACCACGTGGAAGCGCGCACACAAAGACGCGTTTATTTGCCGCCGTACATCACAACAAGTTTTAAACTTTTATCAATTTTACACTTATGATTAAGCATATAGATATCAAAGGCAATAACCACCGAAACAAAAAAGGTATACTACAGCAGTTCTTAACCGAAGCGCAAAAGTATAAGCCGCTAACATTCGAACAGGAACGAACAGCAACACGTGACCAGCTAATCAATCACAATATGTTATTTGCCGCATCAGTTGCGTTCCGTTACGATACTGCACAAGTTGATATAATGGACCTAATAAGTGAGGCTATGTTCGGCCTAATCAAAGCAGCCGATACGTTTAACCCGGCGTTTGAAAATAAATTTATCAGTTACGCATTATTTCAGATTCAGCGCTACATCAAAGACTTTATTGATACTAAGAAAAACTGCGTAAGGCTGCCACATCGAATATCTCAGGTTCGATACCAAATCGGTAAGTATGAAGAAACAGATAGTTACCTGTTATCAGAAAAACTAAACATACCTGAAAATATTATCAAATCAGCGCAAAGTATTACAAGCTTCGTTAGCTTAGACGATACTAATGAAGATGGCGATAAAATATATCAGGTTGCATCAGATGATCAAACAGATAAACACGTTTTACAGTTAGAACTAAAGGAACTTTACAACGAAGTTACCGAATGTTTAACATGCCGTGAATTAGAAGTTTTAAGGTATAGATACTTTGATAACTTCCCGCAAGATTTAAGCCAAGTAGCTGAAAAACTAAAACTCTGTCGTGAACGTGTCAGGCAAATAGAAAAACAAGCGTATAAAAAAATAAGAAATAAATATGCAAACGGAATCTAAATGGATACGCGAACTAATTTTAAGCGGTCATAGTGATAATATTGAACTTGGTTTAATCCTGAATGATTCGTTCAAATGTTTTCCGTTAACCCGTAAGTTTTACAGAAAACATAAACGCTTTAAATTCTGGCATCCACCGCGGCACTATTCTGTTTTAGAATCAGAATCACGTTATTATTCATGGGTTGCACTATTGAATAACGAACTTAAAACGCATAAGGCTTATTTTTGGTTAGACTTTAAAGAACCTAAGTATAAAACGCCGTGGGAGCATTGGCAGCTGCATATTACCAATCATTTCAATTGGCCTTATAAAGGTATAATGTTTACAGGCGGCGGCCATCCTTATACTGCTATGTTTATACGAGGTCACAATTTGTGATTTCAAGTTAGACCACCTCGTTGGCTTCAACGATATGGTTAATACATCTTACCGTTAGCTAAAAACTTATCAGCCCAAACGTTAACTTGTTCTACATAAAAATCGCCATTGTCAGTTACGTTGACGATGGCGAAACCATTAGCCCACAATTGGCGCTGAAATCGCGGCATATAGCTAAACCCTTTTGATTTGATATCATATAACCCACCAATGTTAAACGCGGCCCTATTACCAGAATGATAGCATTGAACCCGGTGCGTATGGCCAAACATAACTGAGTGCTGCGTTTTGTCTAAATGCGCTTTTGCCGCGTGAATAGATGTGTAAACACCGTGAACTATATCTAAGTGTTTGCCAAGCGTGAAATAATCAGACTGCCAATCTGTTTTAACTTCCCATCCACGTTCGTACAGGTATAAGGCATCAGTAGGATTTATTAAAGCGCCGCCATACTTTGCATTATCTTTTTCTTTGATGTGCCTAAAGTATCTATCTTCATGGTTGCCAAATAGAAAATACTTCTTGGCACCTTTAAACGCGCTGTTAATATCGTCAATGCCCTGCAAACCATCTATATATTCATCTTGTAATGTTAGTCCTGATAAGTTGGCTAATGATTCAGCGTTATAGCTGCCAAGTGTATAAAGGTCTAAATAATCACCAGCTAAAACAATGCCGTGTAAATTCGTGCCAAGTTCAGATATTAAGCGCAATAGCTTTTGCCAAAGTATCTGATTGTGAAACGGCCTGTGTACATCCGAAACAACTAACCAGCGCTGCAAACTTTTGTTTTGTCGGCGCTTTTCATTTATTATGTTTTTCCAATATTCTACTTCTTCATTAGAATGTACTTTAATTTTGGGGCGGTAAATCATAGGATTATAGTTTTATATCTTGACAAAACGTGTTAAGTAAGTATCTAAGATTATCAAGTAAGTCGGCCTGCCTTTCTTCTCCTTTGCCCTTAATGATTCGCCTGCTGTTATCAGATTTGATACGTAAACAGTCCATACGCAAACCCGGGCATTTATCTTCATAGATCTCGAAATCTGGGCACATGCTAATAATAGTATTTGTTTGAACGTAGCTTTCAGCATGCAGCGGGTTAGCTTTAGGCACTACAAAGAACCGCGCGGGTAACTGCAGTTCTTCTTGTATAATTTCATAGTATGTTTTTGAAACGCGCTGTCTACCATCGGAACGATCACCTGATGCATCACCTGTAATCAGTAGCGGTATAGTACAGGGGTAAATAGCAGTATCGGACCAACGCCCGATTTTCTTATTTGTTTCGGCAAATACCCATTCACGAAACGCTTGACACGTGTCATAGATTGAAGCTTCACCGCGTTCTTCTGAACCTATCTTAAATTCTTTAACGATGTGTACACCGTAACGATAACGTGAACGTGCAGATACATCAGGCGCCAATGTAGTTTTGCGCATAACGGCGGCGGTCATTGGTATTTTATTAAAGTCAAACGAAACGTAAATCTGCTCAGTTTCCCAATTGATTTTCTTTGAAGGCTGAAATACTTTTTGCTGAATGCTTTTATCCTTTAGTACGTAAACCCATGCTTCACCACTATAATCAACAAATACAGATTTGTATTCCTGTTCAAATGTTAGCCTATCTAAGTCACGGCTTGCATCAGCAACTTCATCAGGATCAATAGCTGGGTTATCTGTTGTTTCCATGCGAAACGTTATCCAACTTTCGCTGCCGTTTTCGCTTTGCGGCAAGTCTATATCATTGTAGCAATTCTTTTCGACATTGCCAGCCTTAGCGCCGTTGCGGCATAGTTCATACCAATAGTTATCTTTACCCGCTGCTGTGCCAATAAAAAACGCCTCACCTTTGTAGTCAGTTAAGGTAGGGCGTGCAACTGTTTTCCAATGATATTCTAATATGTGGCTTGGTATCTTTTGTGTTTCTTCATAAATTACCCGGTGATACTTACGCCCGCGCCCTTTATCCTTTCGCCCTTCATCGCCAATGGACCAAACTTCTAAAACGCCGCCGTTTAGAAACTGCATTATCTTTGAAGTTTCATCTTTATGTTTAATGATGCCGCCCTCAGATATAGTTTTGTAAGTATCGACAATCTTATTCCAGCTTTGTGCAAAATCTTTGAAGTCATCAACAAAGATACCTACGAACTTACCTTCAAATACTGCTGGGCTTATAAGCGGCAATGCAACCGATGTTATCAATTCAGTCTTGCCAAACCTACGCGCACAAACAATACAGTTAAACCTTCGCTTATTATCTAAGATTCGTTTTTGCCCGGTGTGCGGCTTATATAGCTGTATGTTTATGTTACGCGGCACTACTTAGCTTCAGGTGGGTATTGAATGTTGATGTTTATGTTTTTGTCATCTTGCGTTTCGCCCTTCGGTTCTATTATGCCATAGTTAAACCCTAACAATAGTTTAGTAATTGCAGGATTTGATTTGCCATCTAAACCCCTTACTACTTTGTTTGTTAGTATTTTATGTTTCGCGCGCGCTATAAATACCGAAAATTCAGGCCTTTCGGCGTAATTTAAAAGCGTATCAGCATCACAATCTAAAAAATCAGCTAAACCATAGATAGTATATGGTATTGGGTCTGGCAAATCAATTACTTCATAATAGTCACGTGTTTTTACGACTTCTTTTTTTGTACGTGAATCGCAATAATCAAAATACGCTTCAATTTTACTTTGCAGTTCTTCGGGCGTTTTAAATAACAATTTTCTACCTGCAATTCCTTTCATATTTTCATTTTAAGCAACTTTTAATAAGTTTTGATATCTATACACCAATTTAATATAAAAATGCCTTAAAACACCTTTTAAATAAGTTTTAAGACTATATCTATATTATTATTAGTATTATTATTTATATTATTATTATTATTTATTATTATTGTTAACACTTGTTACATTAAGTGTAACACATAAGTAATTGATATATAGTACATGTTACGTGTTTACACCTGTTACGCTATATTCTACACACATATGTATTTTTTAGTTTAAATACGCATGTGTGTGTATGCGTCGTATGTGAGAAAAACCCCGTAACGGGTGTTAACAGCGTAACAAAACTAATAATCAAACAGTTAGGTGTTACATGCTGTGTAACCTGTGTTAACATTTCAAATAAAAAAACCGCTGCAATTGTTGAACAGCGGTTAGCGGCAAACCGCAGTTAAGGCAAAAGTAAGTATTAGTTTTCAGATTTTAAAACTTTTCGATGTGAAAATTCAATATTTGATTTTTGATAGTTCAACGGATTGCCATCTAAAAACGTCATAGTGTACTTTAAATCATGGTTTTTAAGCGGAAAAAGCAAATGATGTAATAACATGCCAGTATTGTTTATAATCCTATTTTTTTTAACATGCCATTTAAAGTTTTTGCATTTTTCGTAATCAGAATCATCAATCATAATGTAGTCAATACAAAGATTGCGTTTGAAGATTTGAAGTAGTTTCATTTGCGTATTTTTTAATAAAATCTGATTTTTTAATAATTTCACCTGCATTGTATAAACAATTAAAACCTTTATCAGGCTTTATTTCCATTTCAAAAAAAACTTCATTTTCTGTAAAATCACCTGAAAGCCCTGTTGATTCATTAGCACTTGCAGTTATCCATACAGAATTCCTATAATCAGGTGTATCAACTATTTTTTTATGAAATATAATTTTAAAATCATTAGTAAAATTTATAAATTCATTTTGTTTAAATCTAAAATAAATTAAATTACCATCATTAGTATCAATAAAAACAGGATTTTTACAAATATCAAAAAAATAAGATTTAGTTTTAAATTTTTTAGATTGTTTATATTTTATGTATTTTTCTCTTTCGATTTTTAAATAACTTAAAGTTTTAAATGTTTCAGATAAAGATTCTAAATCATAGTTAATAGATTCTTTGTAAGGTGTTTTATCAGGATATGCAACTAATTCAACTTTAAATTTGCTTGCATCTAAAACCCAAATCATTTTTTCACCATAAAATTCTTCTCTTGCTCTTATTTCTTGCGGGGTTATTGAACTATGCTGAAATTCTATAACAATACCATTATCTGTTTTAACATCAGCTATATGTTTTTCGCCTGTTTGTTCGCATTTATGTATAATTTCTCTATTTTTTTCTGGAAATTGTTTTTGCCAATTTAAATGCCATTCTGTCATAGGTTTAAACCAATTAGAACATTCATTTTTAACTTTGTGTGAAAAATGCCAAACATTTATTTCTCCTTGTTTAGCTACAACTTGACTATTGCAACACGGGCATCTTAAATCTAAATTTTCAGATTTTTTATACTCTTCTGCACTTACTTTTTTGTTATCATATAACGCGTAATTCATAACATATTTTTTAAAAAACTAAGCCCCGAAATCAATAGGGGCACTACTACCTATATCATTCAGGGCTTTAAATATCTTTTATGATTCATTGTAGTGCCGAATCAGTACACAAATATAACACTTTTATTTTTCTAATTCATCATTAAACGCTGATTTTTTCAGCAAATCAGTATAATTCATCGAACCTTTGCGGCTGACATCGCGGCCAAATATTTTACCAAACTTTTCGGCAGCATCTTTAACGGCGTATGTTTCGGCAGCGGGTGCAGCTTTTTGCACACCATCGGTTTTAACTGCGTTCCAATCGGTTGCGCCTGCACCTTTGTCTGTTTGTATTGGTGCAGCGCCTATGCCGTCTTGCCACATTGGTTGCCCTGAAATAGGGTTTATTACGTGCAGTCTTACAGTTACTACAACGCTATTAGCTACTATTTGTGTGTTGCGAATTTCTACGTTAAAATTGCCAAAAATACGTGTTAGTAAATATTCTATTTTTTCAATAGGAATATATCTGTAATCGCGAATCATTGGATGCTGAACTAACCACTTAGCTGGTGGATCTTGATTAAGCAATACCGTTAGCGCATTTTGCTTTAGGCTGTCTTCATTTTCTACTAATAGGTCCTGAAGTGTCGGAAGTTTTGTTAGTTGTGTCATAATGGTTTAAATTTAAAAGTTTATCTAAGTTTATCTAAGTTTATCTAAAGTTTGACTAAAGTTTATCTAATTATTAGCGTTTAGTTAATCACTTAGCCCAGTTAGGCAATGAAAGAATATGAATTTTGTTATCAGTTGTATAGCCGTGGAAATTATTTGTTTCCTTGCATTTTTTAAGCGTTTCGATATCGGCTAAATATTCTTGGCGCCCGCGTTCAATAGCTTCTGGATCAAGTTCATAAAGTTCGACATTAAATGGCGCTTCTTTTTCAACGGCTATAAATATAAAGCGTTCGGCCTTTGTTAGGTCCATATAAAACGCAGCTTGCACGTGATAGCGATAATTCCAAACAGATTTAGCAAATTCACCGGGTGCTGAATTAGTTGTTGTTTTAAGGTCTATGCAAACGTTATACTTTGTGTTAAGAAAATCTACTTTGCACTTAGCGTCAAGTTCTGCAATTTTACCGAATATAGGCAATTCCGCTTGACCTTGTTCTAAAAGTATTGCCGCCTTCGGATGTGCTAAAACAGCGTTTCTAATGTTTAGGGCTAATTCGTAATCTTTATGCGATACAAATAATTCTTTGCCTTCTGATTCAGCAATAAAAGATTCATAAATCAATTTACCTTCTTTAGTGCGGCGGTCGCATTCTGGCATAACGGCGTAATTATCCTGATTAAATACAACGCTATGAACTAAACTACCTAAGTTCATTGCAGATGTTGGCACTTGTTTTTCGCCTTCTATATAGGCTAAATAGTGCGCGGGTGACTTATGTACTAAGTCTAAAAGTGATTTACTGATGTACTCAGTTTTACGGTGATACTCTTGGTTTGTCATAAATTTTTAAAATATTTTATTAAATAATAGCACAAAATTAAAAAACCTTTTTAACTTTGCAACACAATTGAACGAAAAATTAAAAAAATTTTATGAAAACATTTGAACAGCTATCTATTCGATGCGACATTTTAGGCATCAGTATTTCGGAACTTTGCAGGCGCGCAGAAGTTGGGCGGCAAACTGTTGAATACTGGTCTAAGGTTGAACCGCAAACATTGATCATCTATTTTAAACTTATGAATGCTTTAAACCAAATTGAAAATGAACACAATACAGCTACGGCCATATCAATCGAAAAGCGTAAGCGACATAAGAGAGAGTTACCGACAGGGGAATAAAAAAGTTCTATTTGTGTTACCAACGGGCGGCGGCAAAACTGAAACGTTTATTTATATGGCAATGGAAGCAGTTAGCAAAGGTAAACGCGTTTATTTTTTAGTGCATAAAAAAAACCTTGTTAATCAGATTTCGGAACGTTGCAAAAGATACGGTCTAAGGCATGGTTTTATAGCGGGTAACAGACCAAAACAGTATTATTTACCAGCACAGGTATGCAGCGTTCAAAGTTTAAAGAATAGGCTTAATGAAGTACCGCAACCTGACCTACTAATAATTGATGAAGCGCATCATTCAAACGCTGGTACATGGAAGGACATTTTAGATTTTTACAAAGATTCTGTTTATGTTTTAGGTGTTACTGCTACACCTTGGCGCGGCGATGGTCAAGGCTTAGGCGATGTGTTTTCTGATTTAGTTTTAGGGCCATTACCCGCTGAATTAGTGCAAATGGGTAACTTAGTGATGCCTGAATATTACAACTTCAAACCTTTGGCGGATTTTACAAAGATTAAAAAGGATAAAAACGGCGAATACAAAGCTGATGACCTATTTAAAGAAATGGATAAACCAGCTATAACAGGTAATGCAGTTGAAGAGTATAAGCGTTTGGCACCGGGTGAACCTGCTATTTATAGCTGCGTAAATATTAAGCATGCTGATAACGTTGCAGCGGCATTCAATGAAGCTGGTTTTAAAGCAGTTTCTATAAATGGAAACTTTAATGAAAACGAAGTTAAAGAAATCATATCGCAATTCGCGAATCGCGATATTCAGATATTAACGTTTTGCGACCTTATAAGTGAAGGCACAGATATACCAGCGGTATCAGTTGTTGGAATGTTACGCCGCACAATGTCGCTTAGTTTATATTTACAGATTGTTGGTCGCGGATTAAGACCGATGGAAGGCAAAGAACGCTGTTTGATTTTAGATCATGTCGGAAACCAAAAATTACACGGGCATCCACTAATGACACGTGAATGGACATTAGAAGGAATGCAAAAGCGAAAACGCGATACAGATACATTACAAACTGAATACACCGATTGTACAGAATGCTTTAGAACTTATGAAAAAACACACTTAAAATGTCCTTATTGTGGTTTTGTTGAACCTGTAAAGGTTAGCGAAATAGAACAGGTTGCAGGCGTTGCCGTAAAAGATGAAACTACCTTGGATGAATTATTGAAAGCGAAAAAAAGCGAACAAGGCAAAAGTAGAACATTATCTGATTTATGGGAATTGAAAAACAAACGCGGCCACAAAGATAATTGGGTTTATTATATTTTCGAAAGCCGTATTTTAAAAGAAAATGGCAGTATAGACTGGATAAATAAAAAGTATGGCTTAGATGCTACGAATCAAAATGATTTAAAAGCAGCAGCCAAAAGGGCATGGAATAATTTTTTAAGAAGTAAAAAGAACTATTTATGAAATGGAAACCACACGAAATCGAACTATTAAAACAGCACTATTCAGATTCAAATATTCACGAACTTATGCAGATGCTTAATAAAACATCAGGTGCAATTTACAACCAAGCATATTTAAATAAGTTAAAAAAATCACCTGAATATGAAGAAAAGCGCAGATTACAGGATATTAAAAACATAAGTAAAAACACTTCATCACGTTTTCAAAAAGGTAATAAGCCATGGAATAAAGGAGTAAAAGGTTTTATGGGTGCAAATGCTACAAGTTTCAAAAAAGGCAATAAACCGCACAATACAAGAAAAGTTGGCGATACAAGAATTGATGGCAAAGATATGTTTTTACTTATTAAGGTAGCCGACAAAAAATGGATTCGAAAAGAAATATTGATATGGGAATCAGTACATGGTAAAATACCTAAAGGTCATGTAGTAAGGGTTAAAAATCCATTTTTAGATAAATATGATATAAATAATTTGATGCTTATTACACATGCTGAAAACATGTTATTGAACACAATACACAGGCATCCAAAAGAATTACAACAAGCAATTAGAACATTAAAAAAACTTAAAAAAGCAATCAAAAAGTATGGCACGAAACAAAATTGAAGACCTTAGAAACTTGCTATTCGAACAAATCGAAAAGCTAATGGATGATGAATCTGATGTTGAAAAAGAAACTGCAAAAGCTAAGGCAATATCAAAACTTGCAGATACAATTATACATTCAGCAAAAGTTGAAATTGATTTCTTAAAAATGATGGGCAATGAAGGTACCGGTACAGGCTTCATACCAGTTGATAAAAAACAATTAACATGATAGGTAAAACGGTTTTATACAAAGACTATGATGGTCAGATCATAGAAGGAATTATAAGGTACATAGGTTTTCAAAACAAAACAAAAACTATAACTTGGTATAGTGTTGATTTTGGATATAAACAGTTTTTAGTTCCTGAAAAAGAAATTACATTTATAAACAATCAACTAACACTATTCTAATGCTTAAAGACACAATTATAATATTGGCGTTGTTATTTGCCATTATTTACGCTGGCAGTAAACCCGAACCCGAAGTTATCGTAAAAACTATTTACATAACCCGCGACACATGTGATACTGATTCAGATTTTATAAATGCCATTGGCGAAATTGAAACGTTAAATACGGATTCACTTATAGGTGACAGCGGTCGCGCTTTTGGTAGGTATCAGATGCATGATGTTTGTGTTACCGGGTCGGGCTTAAAAAACCTATTAAATTACCAGCATAAAGACATGTTTGATTCAGTAAAAGCTGAGCGCGTGTTTTGGGCGGTTATGGGTATCAATTGTTATACTTACGCGCAAAAGTACGGCAAATATCCTGATTATGGCGAATTAGCACGTATGTGGAACGGCGGCCCGAATGGCTATCAAAACGAATCAACATTAAATTACCTTAAAAAATTTGAACAATGCCTCGAAAAAAATTAACTGATTACGAAATACTTTTAGAAATTTTTAGGCGCGTTTATGCAGTTAGCGAACCGCCTGCAGATTTCGATGAACTTGTAGCTAATGCCGAACTTAACGAACACGGCCAAAAAGATATCAAGTTCATGAATTACGAATGTGAAGATAAAGTAATGCAAGATATTTTTAACGAAACAATGGCAAAGTATAAAATTAAAGGATATAGACTTAAACAGTTTTCATTTAGTTTTTGGCTTGGCTGTTCACCTAAATCAAAAAAATCATGAGCGGAGGTACATTTTCCTACATGCAGCATAATATTCGTGATATTTACGAAACAATAGAACTGCATATAGAAGAACAAGGCAAAAAAACAGAATGGGGCGGCGAAAACCCTATATTTGAACAGCAAGTTTTAAAACATTTGCAAGATGCTATTGAATGCCTAAAAAAGGCTTATGTTTATGCTCATCGTGTTGATTGGTTTTTAGCTGGCGATGATGGCAATGAAAATTTTATCAGACGATTAAATGATGAACTAAACAAATTATGAAAGAACAAGACCTATACAAGGCCCTTCAAGCTAAACACAGCAAACACGGCATTTTATTTCGTAATAATACTGGAACAGCATTTCAGGGCAAACGGGCGGTTATAAACAGCCGCCCTATAATAACCGAACCGCGGCAAATAACTTTTGGGCTTTGCGTTGGTAGTTCTGATTTAATCGGATGGACTGAAAAAATTATAACTAAAGATATGGTAGGTAAAAAAATTGCTATATTTACAGCCCTCGAAGTTAAAAACCTTAGCGGTAAAGCTACAAAAGAACAAATCAATTTTATTAAACAAGTCAGAAAATCGGGCGGCATTGGTGATATTTTGCGCTGGGTAGATGAAGACTTTAAAGCAGATGAGATATGAAAACAGAAGCGGAAAACCTACTATCTGAACTTAAAGACGAAGCATTAAAGATGGATGCTTATATTAAAGACGATACTAAGCGCCAAAATTACAGGCAACTTAAAGAACGCCAACTTTTAACGTTGCAAAATATCATTATTGCACTTGAAGAAAAAGAGCAAAGTTTTTTTGAAAAACAAATTACGTTCCCGCATTCTAAAGACTTAGAACAGGTTATTTTAGGTGCTATCTTAGTAGATAATAATGCCCGTGACAAAGTTAATTTTTTAAGCCCTGAGCATTTTTATTTTGATAATCACAAACTTATTTTTGAACTTTGCCAATCGGTTGAAGTGGTAGATATAATTACCGTGGCTGAAAAATTAAAATATCGTTGCGGTGGCCCTGCATATTTAGCTGAATTAACAAACCGGGTAGCAAGTTCTGCTAATTTAGAATACCATGCACGAATACTAATTCAAAAGCATGTACAGCGCGAACTTATAGTATCGTCAATACAAATGATAAATACAATTATCGCTGATACTGAGGATGTTTTTGATACTGTGCGAGGGCTAATGCAAAATATCAAAAAGTTTAACGTTGGCAAACAAATAGTAAGACAATGAAACAACAAAAACCAATAGACTGGGAACAAAAACCGAAACAAACAAAGAAACCTAAAGCAGAACGGCCAGCAGCATCAGCACCTGAAACAGATAAAAAAGGTTTTATAGGTGGATATTTTAGGCCGTTAGGCTGGGGAACTGAAGATGGGCAAATGCTTTATTATTTTTACATTCGTTCAACAATGTCAATAGTAAAGTACAAAGCTGTAACAATAAACAAGGCTAATTTATTGAGCATAGCGCCTCTTGAATTTTGGGTGACAAGTTTTCCGAACCGCGACAATAGTAATTACGAAGTAACTACGGCGGCCGATTATCTTATAAATTTCTGTAATGCCATAGGTTTTTACAATACTGAAAACATACGCGGTCGTGGTGCATGGCAAGAAAAAAACGGCGTTGTATTTCATGCTGGGCAACAACTTATACAGGATAAAAAGCGCTACAATTTAGGCGGCTTAGATACTAAATACAGCTATGTTTATAATAAGGCAATTGATATGCCAATTGAAGCCGCGCTGCTGCCTACTGAAGCGGGTATGATACCTAAGATGTTAAACAAGCTGAATTGGCAAACAAAGGCCGATGCAATACTATTATCGGGTTGGTTAGCATTGGCGCCAATTTCAGGTATATTAAAATGGAGGCCTCACGTTTGGATAACAGGACCGCGCGGTAATGGCAAATCATGGGTTTTAGAAAATATTATAAATGAAGTTATTGGTAATATCGCCGTAAGTGTACAGGGCACAGCGGCAACCGAACCAGCAGTAAGGCAAAAATTAAATTCAGATGCACTACCTGTAACAATAGATGAAGGCGAAGGTAATGATGAACGCGCAGCTCAACGCATGCAGGAAATAATAGGATTAGCAAGGGCAGCAAGTAGTGAGAAATCACCTGCAATAGCTAAAGGCGGCAAAGATGGTAAAGCAATTGATTATTTTGTTAGAAGCTGTTTTTTATTTGTAAGTATAAATCCGCAGTTAGTAAATGATTCAGATAAGCGGCGTTTTTGTGTTTTAGAACTAAAAAAGTTACCAGACCCGAAACAATTTAACGAACTTGAAAAGCTAAAAAGCAAAGTTATTACTGATGATTTTGGGCCACGTTTTCAAGCGCGAATGTTAAACTTAGCAGATAACATTCAAAAAAGCATTAAGCTATTCACAAACGCAGTATCGTTATTAACTGAGGACAGGGCAGTAGGTGATCAGTTTGGTGCGCTTATGGGCGGTTGGTGGCATACGCTGCACGATGACCCGGTAACGGCCGAAATAGCATTAGAAGAAGCAAACGCAATTTTAGAAATGCGCAAATATGAAGAAGACAAAGAAGATTTGACAGATGAACAAAGATGTTTACAGCAAATTTTAAGTCAGGAAATACGAATAGAAGCGGAAAATTACGTAGGTACTAAAACCGTTGGCGAACTTGTAGAATGCGCACACAACTATCAGCCATCAGTTAAGCCATCACAAGCTGAAGCGAACGAAAGGTTAATGCGTTTAGGTATCCGGGTAATTGGTGATGACTTACTAATACTGAATACATCTGTTTATGTAAAAAAAGTTTTAAGCGGCACGCCTTGGCAAATATCATGGAATACTATCTTATTAAGGCTTAAAGGCGCATCACGGCGAAGTAATACGCGTTTTGCAGCTGGTATGTCTGGGCGGTGCGTTTCAATAAATTTAAAAAATTTATAAAAATTTTTATAAAAATAGTTTGAAATATAAAAAACGGTTGTATCTTCGTGTCAGGATTTGATTAAATGACAACAAAAAACTTTAGATTATGAAAACTTATTTAAGATTTACAGAAAGCATCGAACAAGATATGAAAAAAGGTTTTTCTTATTTGAAAACACCTACAATGAAAAAAGCGCAAAAATTAAAAGGTTTGTGTGCATTTAGTTTTGATACAACTATTTTTGATATTGAATTAGGTTGCGATAGAGAAAAAACAAAAGAAGAAATTCTTAAAGATATTTATCAAATTTTAGACAATTCTTGGTATATCAAATCTGATACAGCTGTCATTATTGAAGGCGAATATTTAGGTTCAAATCCAAATGGCGAAGGTGTTATTATTAAAGCAAATAGCATTTATAAAAAATTTTACATTTAACAACAAAAACTTCACACATGAAAACTATCAATGATTTAAAATTAGCTTTATTAGCTCAGTATTGGGATACAGAAGAATCTAAAAACTTACAAGAAACTCACATCGAAGTGAGTGCAGATTCTGGAATGATTTACGGCAGTATGATTTGCTGTAACGGATTAGGAAGCACCTTTGAATGCGGCGTTTATACAGACATGGATAAAAAAGGTTTTGAACATTTGTTTGAACCCGGTAAAACATTTTTAATTGAACTTTAAAAAACTTCACACAATGAAAAGAATTATCACATTTACTAGCAAGTTTAACATAGGCGATATAGTTACCTATGATGACAGAATGACAAAGCCTTACACATCTAAAATTATTGATATTAAGTTTACTGATTCTTATCAGTACATGTACAGACTTGAAGATAAAATAGGCATTTGGTTAACCGACAGATATTTAACAAATGACACCAAAGGATAAAGCAACCGAACTTATAGAACGTTATAGCTTTGGTCGCTGGCAACAAATGAACGATGTAGAAAAGCTACACACTATAAACATTTGTTTAATGGTTGCTGACGAATTAGGCGATTGCGTTGTATCAGATTTGTTAGTACACGATTTGACAGATGAAAAAACTACTAAGGTAGTACAGTATTATTTTGACGTATTAAATGAAATTATTAACTTTAAAAACTTCTAAAAATGAAAACGACAACAGATTATTTAATGCCAAACGACAAAACATTAGTTATTACAGGAGAATACAATGAATATTGCCGCGGATCTCGCGACAGATACGGCGTACCTTTAGAACCCGATGAAGATGCTTTTTTTGAGATTCTTAGCACTACAATAGATGGTACTGAATACACATCAGATGAACTTGCAATAATGCTCAATATGACTTATGACGAAGTTGAAGAACTTTTGCAAGAATGTTTAAGCAGTCAAAACGAATCAGATTACGATGCTTATATTGACAACCAAATTCATAACCAACTTGATGACCTTCTATATGAAAGATATAATTATTAGCGCTTGCGCTGGCTTATTAGTTGGTTTAACAATGGCCTTAACACTTGAAAAACTTTATCTTATGTTAGTATTTGCATTTATTGGCGGATTATGTCTTGGTATTGGTTTAATTTTGTTAATTGATAAAAAGAAATGATATGAAACAGACAGCAGTAGAATGGTTAAAACAGAATCTTCCATCACTTTTTTTAGAAGATTCTAAACATTATGCGGAATTATTTGAACAAGCTAAAGAAATGGAAAAGCAGCAGATAATTGATGCTTATTTACAAAAAAGAAGGCTATCTAATATATCTAAATCTATGAAATTATGTGTAGATGCAGAAACTTACTACAATGAAACCTACAAAAAACCTTAACATCACATTAGAAGATTATGACAGCACCTGCGGGGATGGGTGCTGTCATGATTTTGGCACAATAACAACGGTAAACGGCGTTGAACTTGAATGTCATAATACAGATACTGAAACAATTGTAAGGCAGATTTTGGAGCATTTAGGGTATAATGTAACTATTGAATATAAATGATACTTGGTTTTGGTAGTTCCAGAATAGGCAGGCCGCTAAACAAAAACTTATCTGACAGCTGGAAAGACAGCATTTTTTAACGGACGATTATTTGCGTTCGGTGGGGCGTTACACCACCAAAGTTAATTTGAAACAATAAATTTTAAAAATATGCAGAAAGATAATTTGAAAAACGAAACCCCCACTGACGCAAATAATGTGTTAGTGGCTGGCGTTCCTTTGGTTGATGGCGAATACTACCGTATCAATGAAACAAAGAAGATTTTATATTGGGATGGCTCAAAATGGATGAAGCCTGTTAAAGACCACCAAAAAAGATATGGCACTTGGAATGGTCATTTAAATAAACAACCAACCAATATAAAATCGGTTGAGTTGGTTAATATTCACGCTTGCCACTAACATAAATGTTTGCGAATGATACTTGGTTTTGGTAGTTCCAGAAGGGCAGGCCGCTGAACAAAAACTTATCTGACAGCTGGAAAGACAGCATTTTTTTAACTTAAATATTTATGATTGTAATTGATATAAATCAAAATCAAATAGATAGAGCAAAAGAATTATATACTTTTGTAAATTTAAATGGTTCAATAATGAATGGCCAAAGTAATATATATGGTGCTTTAGGTGAAATTATAATTTATGATTTTTATAAATTAAAAGGTTTTGATATTGATAACAATAGCACTTTTGATTATGATTTAATTATTGATAATTATAAAATTGATGTTAAAACAAAAAAAACTAAAGTTATCCCTATGGAACATTTTTTATGTAGTATTTCAGATTTTAATATAAAACAAAAATGTGATTTTTATTTTTTTGTTAGAGTTCTTGAAAATTATGAAAAATGTTTTTTATTAGGTTATAAAAAAAAGAAAGAATTTTTCAAATATGCAAAATATAATAAAAAAGGAACAAAAGATGTTAACGGATTTATATTTAAAGATAATTGTTGGAATTTAGAAATTAAAAAATTAGATAAATTTAAAATATAACACACCATGACAGAACTAACTATCGACATGGCAAAAGATATGCCTTTTATAGATTGTGTAAAACATTTTAAACCTGAATGGTCTGACGATCAGTGTGATTTTTATTTATGGGAACATACCTATTTCCCTTTTTCAACTAAAGAAATTATAATAAAACAACTCAATGAGCAACTTAGGGTTTTAAATACAATTAAAATATGATAGAAGTACATCGCAAAACCTACACATTGCTACTTAGCTTTAATCCTTGTGAAATCTTTGATTATTATGGTGAAAGAGAGATGCATGGTTTGAAATATGACGAATGTGTAATGCACAAAAACAATAAACAGCAGGCATACATTGCAGGCTTTTCTAACTATGTCCCTGTACATTTAACAGAAGCAGAAAAAGATGATTTTGAGTACGAGCATGGTGATTATTTCTTTGTCTTTATTAATCTTAGTAGATGTAATAGTACAGTAGAAACAGTAAGACTTATCTTTCATGAACTAATGCACAGATCATTTGAACTACATAACTGGGATATTAACAAGGAAGAAGAGATTATTACTTGGGCTGACGAAGAAACAGAAGAAGTATTCAAGATTGTAAAAGGCGCAGCATTAGTAAACATTTTAACTTAAATACACATGAAAACAGCAATTTTAATTTTGGCAGTAGTGCTATTTACTTCTGCAACGTTCCCGGCACTAAAAAAGCAGCCAAAACAAAACCACATTGAACGTTATATAAACCGCTTTTTAAAGACTGCAAAGCAAGAAGCGAAACTTTATAACATACCTGTAAGCATAACATTAGCACAGGGCATCATAGAATCTAATGCAGGCCGTTCAAGTTTAGCAGTTAAACATAATAATCACTTTGGCGTAAAGTATCGCGGTAGGGGCAAATATGCTATTTACAAAGACGATACACCACGCGACAAGTTTCAAGTTTACAAATCTGCATGGTGGTCATATCGTGATCATTCGAAGCTGCTAACATCTAAGCATTACAGACATTTAACAAAACTTAGCAGATTAAATTATAAAGCATGGGCGCACGGTCTAAAAAAATGTGGATATGCAACCGAAAAAAAATATGCTGAAATACTTATTAGTGTCATTGAAAAATATGACCTTTGGGTTTATGATGTACCGATTTTTTCACGATAAGACAGAGGGCGATGAATGGCTAATAATACAGCATTTACCGATGGGTAATTATAAAGCTATTTGCACACGTGAAAATCAATATTATAAATTAGGCGATGTAAAAACATTTTTCTTTGATGACTTTAATATTTGGTCAAAAGGAAAATTAAAACCTAATAATCATTCTTTAACAAATAAAAAAAAATACGATGGTAAACCGCGTTACACTAATCGGTCGGGTCGGAAAAGAACCTGAGCAAAAAACATTTGGCGAAAAAACGTTAACAAAATTTAGTTTTGCAACATCTGAAAGTAGCAAAGACAAAAACGGCGAATGGCAAGAAAAAACACAATGGCACAATGTCAGCTATTGGAATAATATTAAACTTGAAAAAGGCGATATGCTTTTTATTGAGGGTAAAATAGAATACCGGGAACATGAAGGCAAATACTATACTGATATTATTGCTTCGTATTGCAGAAAAATAAACACAGGTCAAAAAGCGCAATCAGTAGAAGTTGAAGTTATAACACAAACAGAATTTGATACAGATTTGCCATTTTAAGTTGCAAATATTAAAATAAAATCTTATTTTTTCTTTGTTGTACTCATTGGTCTTTAGTTTGGGCCGCCTGTTTTGAAGTTCAGGCGGTTTTTTTTTAAAAATAAGATATGTATTTAACGTTTGAGCAAGCGATGCAGCTAATAAAACCTAACGGCGCTAAGAATCCTAACTATGCTGGTACCAGAATAAGACAGCTAATAAATTTTGGATATTTAACCGAAGCAAAACCCGATGAAATATTTGTAAAGCATTTCGAAGATTTTGTTTCTTTAGGCAATATAAAAACAGAATGCTTAGTAACTGCTGAATCAGTTTATAAATACATTCAGAATCGAAATGCAGCTAAAGAACAGCTTGGTAAAATTCCAAAACAAAACCGTCACGTTAAAGCTGTGCTATCTAATGATACAATTATTAACTTTATGTCGGTTGATGCAGCATGTTTATATTTTGCAATATCGCGTGTTAGAATTATGAATAGCATTGAAAAGAAAAAATATATTAGAGTTGCTAAAATTGACGAATTAGTAAAATTTATATAATTATGTTTAACGAATTAGCAAAAGAAATACATGAAGGTAACGCATCGCGCGGATTTTGGGAAGGTGAGCGCAAATTAACCGAAGTAGTAATGCTTACTGTTTGCGAATTAGCAGAAGCAATTGAAGCCGACCGCGCTCAAAAGTGGGCAACCGAACAAGATATTTTACAATACAAAAATATCAGTACGCCCGAACGTTTTAAAGAAAATATCAAAGACACGGTACAAGATGAAATAGCCGATGCAATAATAAGACTATTGGATTTTAGCCATAAGTTTAATATTGATTTAGATTTTCACATCAAATCAAAATTACAATATAATGCTTCAAGGCCTTACAAACATGGTAAATTATATTAAAAAACTATGACACGTACAGAACAGCTAAGATTAAAAAAGATACTTGAATACAAAAAAGGCTATTTAGATGCCATGTTGTGGATTCAAGATCAACAGCCTTACGATGACGAACTTGAACTAAGGATTGACATATATTTACATAAAATTGAAGAACTTCAAAACAAACTAAAAGGGCATGACGAATGACGAAAAAAAAGCGGCACTAATTGATAAGATTGGTGAGCAAAAAGTAAACGAACTAACTCAAAACATTTGGCTTCTATTGGGCGCATTAAGTACTGCAAAATATGCCATTGCACAGTTTGAACCTAAAAAGTTAAAATTCGAAATGAAAAAACGGTTTATGGATTTGCATACATCTATAAATCTATTTGTAAATAATTTCGAAAAGGCAGCCACGCCAACCGAACGCGAACTACTAAATGAAAGCACCTACGACAATGTAGCTGTTATAGCTGAAGTTATAGCGATGGCATCTACGTTACCAGAATCACAGTCAGAATGGTATTTAAACGAATGCAAAAAATTATTATTTTCAGCTTATAACAAATCACAAAATGAACTGCGTAGCGAAAGCGGTGAATAAATTGTTTCCTCATCAGGATTTATCAGAATTTTACGAACGTAAATTAGGGGTTGGTATGGGTGATATCCAGCGCATGATACCAACGGATTTATCTGTATGGCCTGTTTATTGCAATCATCATAAATGCTTAAATTTTGACCTAATAAGGCAGCTACCAAAAACCGAAAATTTTATACCGTTATTTCTGTTTAGTTCTGTTATGTCAGACCGCTTTAAGCTACATTGTGAGTTTGCGCTATGGGACCGTAACACGGTTGTAGTTAATGATATTGAACACGATGCTGACGAATACTTTCAGCGTAACAAAATACTTCAGGTGGCAGCGCTAATTAAGTTTGAAACACACGAAATATTGATAGCAAAAAAATGAAAAACCGCTGCCTAAAAAAGACAGCGGCAACACATGAAAACAGCAAAAGAGCAAACATTATTTAGGCTCGGTATCTTTACCGGGCTTTTTTAATATATTTTTAGGATTGGGTATAAAGCCTTTAAAATAACCGATTATATCAACACCTGTTGTTTGTGATACGTTTTCAAAAATTGATTTTAGTTCAATGCCACAAACAAACAAAGCCACGTAATAACTAAGTGTAAAATCCAAATCTAACATCCACGTGAAAACCTGACTTGAAATTATCGCTAAACAATAATCATTCATTTTGTTTATTGTTCTTCTAAAACCGCGCGATTGTATTTTTTCTTTTAATGCTTTAGCTTTACGAACGCCTGTTAAGAAATCAACTAATAGTAAAAAACTGAGGCAAATAATAAGCGGCTTTAAAATAAAAAGTTGCTGCTTAATTTCGGGCAAAATCTTAATAAAATAATTTAGCGAATCAGCTGCAATACGTAAAGAATCGGCGGTAATAGTCAGGGAATCCATTATGAGATTTTAATATAACGTGAAACAATAACCGCGGCTGGCGTACCTATGAAGATAAACCACCACGGCAGGGGAACGAATATAACAAAGAATGTAAATGTAAATAATGAAACCCATGTACCAAAACAGATAGGGCAGGCGCCAAGCATAGACCACGGGTTATTTTTCATATTGTTTTCGACATCATTATAAAGTAATTCTACTTCTTGTAGGTATTCTTTATAAATAGTATCAGCTTCATTAGCTGTTTTGTTTTGCAGTTCTTCGTTTAGTTCCTTATCGCGTTTTTGCTTCCACGCGTTATATTTTGCCCATACGCGGTTTTTTTCTTTGGCTTCGAAGTCTAAATATAATTTAGAAATAAACTTGCCGTAAGCGGAAAATATACGCCCTGTATAAAATTCGCCTTGCACAGGTGATCCGATGCAATAATGCAAAAACTTAATTGCAAAGGCTGCAAAAATTGAAAGTGTTATAAGTGATAGCATTAAACAGCAAATTGAGCTAACCAAATATTTACCATATCTGGAATATCGCTATCTTCCCAAGTATCGGTATAAGGCATATTTTCAGCACGGACACCGAACTGAGCGGATGCAGTTGTAAGCAGTATATCAACGCCTAAAAGCTTATCAAGTGCCTTATCTGAAATAGTGTTAAGGTTTATGCTTACTGTAGGGTCTGTAATTTCAACTTGAAATTGTGGAAACTTGTATGTCATTGTATTATTTTTTTAATTAGGATAATGTTGTTCCAGTTACGGTGAAAGTGCGACAAACTAAATAAGCATTATTTGTTGATTTTGATGCGCTATTCACAGGAGCACTACTACCTGTCCATACATAAATATTATTTGTTGTAGTTGTCATATCAGTATTAGATGTATGATATTGATTAGATGCTAAATTAAAAGGCGAATAATTTAACCTTGCTGTTAATTGCCAATTAAAAATAGATAAATATTCCATAACATTTGGAAGCCTCCACCCAGTTGTAAAAGGTGCAATGCTTACTAATAAAGCTGCGC